TAAGATATCATACCACACAGGGATATTATATTTCTTACATAATTCATTATACTCTGACAGATATGAAGTCATAAAACCATTTTCTATGTTTACCTTTCCATGATCACATATTGATACTATCTTATTTTTTCCAATATAGTTTCCTCCTGAATCGCTTCTTTCTCCTGTTACAGAGCAGTTCTTGAAATCAAACCTATGTATCTTTTCAAGATAGATTAAGTTCAACCAACTATATTCTAACTTTCCTCTGAACTGAGGAAGATACCATGAACCCGATGGAAGATTAAATTCTGTCAAGAAGATCATATCATTATCAAAAACAAGAAAAGTGTTGCAACCCGCTTCTTGAGCCTTTTTGAGGCCGAAATTTACAGCATTCTGGTGTCGGGCAGAAGGAGCAGTTACACCACTATTATCGTGCTTGAAGTATCTAACACCCTCTTGTTTTAACTCTGCTAATCCAGATGGACTGTCATCAATTACAAAGACAGTATAGTTAGTTTTAACATATTTCTTAAAGTTAGATAACTGATATGATAAAATCTCTGGAAAAGAAAAGTAGGTTAAGATAATTCCTAGCATTTCTATTTTAGAGAGAAGTAAACATCCAGATTAAATCGCAGCTGCAACTGTCTGAGAATACTTCTTAATAATCTTAACCTCTGACCTACATTCTGGGCAGCTCGGATTCTTACTGATCCACTTCTCAAGTGCTTCGCCCTCAAAGCAGTGAAAGCACGGAGTGATTCCAATTGTAGAAATTTCTGAGAAGGGACTCATTGTGATACAACACCCCTTATTCTCACTTACAAGTCCACGAACAATAGCTGCAATTGCATGAGGTGGGATATTAAGAGTATTGTGCTCTGCACTCCTACTAAGAAGTAGGGGGGTAGCGGGTGGAGAAATATATGAAGAAGGACCGCCGGCAGAAGGTGGTGCGCCACCACTCTCGGTGACTCGCCGAATTGGCGGAGGAGTTGCCGCGCGATACCTTACTAGAGTTGCAGTAGGGTTAATAAGATCCATTGCAATGTTCTGATTTGTCCGATGAATGCGATTCGCCCTCACACGAGTCTCAACATCATCGCCCACAATCCTTACTGTCTTAAGATAGATCTTGCGAAAGAGAAACATGCTGTCCTTAGAATCAAGAACTGGAATTCTAGTTGATGGCTCATAAGAAGGAACGAGATCAATACCCGAATACCAGAAATGAATCTTCTTATCTAGAGTCTCATCACCAACCTGGTATACAACTCTTGTTTCATTCGTAAACGGAAATCCATCGTGAGTGCTTATACTAAACTGAGAATCACTTTCATACCTATATACATTCTGAAAGTCATCCTCTCCACTATGAGAGGTTGCAAAGAGGTAGTATCGTGAGTTTGCATCTAGTGCGGTATCCTTGATTGCAAACTCCCCTGGCAGCATTATACTATGCATTTGTTATCTTAAAAAAATAAATAAGTAAATGAAATGTCAATTTTTTATTTGTAATTTAAATCGCCTCGATATCAATCTCTGCCTGCTCACCGTCAGGCTTCTCCTCAATAGTGTCATCGAACTCGATACCACCATTCTCTCCATCCTCCTCGGACCGCTCAACTAAGAGCGTAGACGGAATACGCATCTCCTTAATAAGACCCTTTGCACTCTTTGTGCTGATCAGGCCAAGAATCTCGTAGATATTACCACTCTTTGCGACGATAATAATATCATTCACATTGATCCGTGCCACACTGTGACCGCCAATGCGCGCACGAGTCTCAAAGAGCTCGGCGCGATGCTTCTCATGCTGAAGAACAATGTCAAACCATCCGTCTCCACGCGCCCGCAGCGCGCGTCCAAAGAGAGACTCTGGATCATCAAGGGCCGCATTCTCAATGGCAAGATTGCGCTTCTGCTTCTTCTCCATTGCGGCGCGCTTATTCTTCATCTGCTTCATATTGACAGACATTTTGAGCGATAGTGAGTATACCTCTACTGGACAGGCTCAGCTTCAATTTTTTTGGTGCGTGAATTCTCCATCATCTCCACAAGATCCCATCCACCTAATTCAAGCCAGCGCTCGACATTCCGCGGATGCCACACCTTTGAAATCATCTCCTCCTTTATCTGATCGGCCTGTGCCTTCAGTCGCCTCTTTTCTGCGCGCCTAGCAGGTCCAATAGCCTTGCGGACCAACTCCTCGAACTCCTTCTTATTAGCAATTGAAGCTGAGATAATCTCATCAGACATCATGAGCCCGCTCTGAAAGCTGGGATGCGCAAAGCACTCCTTTAGAAACTCATAATAATACGTATCTCTATCTAGAACTCTCTGCATAAGATTCCTGTAAGCAGTAAAGGCCCTACCGATAACATAGAGAGGAGTGACAAAAGGGTTCATAAGGAAAGGGCCAAGGCGATAGTCAATAGGAGACCACACGTCTCTGAAGACGGGCTTCCTCATCTTCATCGCTGTATAGATACAATGCTTGAAGAGCCTCATGTTCCAGAGAGGAGACACAAGCCCCGTTCCACAAAGAACTGTAAAGACATCTACAAGTGACGTATGGGGAATATCCCACCGATCCTCTGGAACTGTCTCAAGGGCCGCAACCATTTCCTGCGTCAGGACGATCTTTCCACTCTTCAGAGAATATTCAACAATCTTCTGAAGACGGCCAATTGTGATCATCTGGTCATAGGTGATACCCTGGAGAAGATAAATGCTGTCGATGCGCAAGAACCTCCGCGACCAAACTCTGATATTATAGAAGTCAGCGTGATTTGCACAGAGATCTGTCCCCCGAGAAGGAGCGTGCTGGCACGCTGTCATGTCGCGCAAACGGAACGCGCAGCACGTTGCCATTTTGATCTTAGTTAAAAAATAATGGGGGTGGGTTAGTTTCAAATTTACTTACCCTTCTTCTCCTTCAGTGCCTCCATCGCTCGCACCGCCTTTTGGGTGAACTTACCGTTTCGGTCGAACTTCTCCTTGGCCTTGTCACTCTTCTTCTTGCGCTCCGTCTTGATCTGTGGATCCATTTGTATCTCTCTTTTACTGGGTTATTAACTTATCTGGAATAGGTCTTTTCAATTTTTAATACACGACTCCCTCGTAGTTGACGAGGCAGTCATCTGTATGCTTATTAGCGCTCGTCTCACCCTTGTGCCTGCAATTGCACGGTTCAAGAGGAGCTTCCTTCTGAGGAAGGGCAAACTCCTCTTCCTCTTCTTCTGGGTAGAAATCATCCTCACGATCCTCCCAGATTGAATCTGGCTTTTCCTCTTCCTCCTTCTTCTCGACAAAACCATCATCATCTGGCCAATAGCACTTATCACAGAGAGGAGAGACAAAGGCATCATCATACTCTCCCTCCCAACAGTAGTTGCTGCGGTCATCAGACTGCCGATTCATAGAAGGGTTGAAGCCCTCCACCTCCTTCTTCGTCATCATGGCCTTGCAGTGAGAGCACTTCATTTTGTTTTATGTGTATGATTAGATGAACTAAAAAAAGGGGGTGGTGTTTTCAATTTTTTACGATAGCTTTAGACAGTAGAACACATAATCCTTACTGTATGGATCTGGATCCACTGAGGAGAGCTTTGCCTCTTTCTTTGTTTCTTTACAAAGTTTGTGTATGAGGTCTATCTGTAGATCCCTATAAGACTTTACAATGCGATTACACAGACGTGTAGAGTGAATATGCTTTCGCAACTCCTTTCGTCTCTTCTTATCTAAGGCTGCACAAAACCCTGCGTCCACATCAATTGTGGGTCGTGGATCCATCACATTATAGATATGGCCGATGTAGTTCAATTTTAGCGTAGCCAAGAAGAATACCGCTCATCATACGATGAGTCACTGCTCCAACCCATGGAATCTGACTCAGAATCCCACCTCATTCCACGTTTGCGACGCCACCAGAGCTGGATCTTAAGCACACTAATAGTGACGATTAACTTGTGAGCCATCTGTTCACAGCGATCCTATTAAAAGGAACTTTCAAATTTTCAAAAAAATTTTTTCTTTTGTTTCTTTTGTTTCTTTTTTTGTTTTATTTATTTTTACCTTGGTGCTTATTTACTCCTCCTCCAGATCGGCCGGCTTCGGGAAGGCGCGATCGATCTTGCCCGTCTTCTCATCGAAGCGGCCGATCCAGTCATACTCCTCAGAGAGAACATCGCCGCGCTTGTTCTTGAGGTAGGATGCCTTCTTGAAGGTCCAGGGCGCGAAGTCCGTGGCACTGTCCTCGTCATCTGCCGCAGGGGCAGAGGCCTTAGCCGCAGGCGCCTTAGGAGCAGGCGAGGCCGGCAGAGGCGCAGAGGCCGCCGCCTTTGCCGCCTTCGTGGCCGCGCGCTTCTCAGCAGCCGCCTTCTTGGTCTCCTCGCTCTGCGGCTTGCGCGGCTTCTTGGCATCTGTAGCAGATGCAGGAGAAGGCTCTGCGCTCTTGCTAGCGAGAGCCTGCTTGCTGACCTCAGGGCGAGTCCAGCTAGAGTGCTCCGTCAGAATAGCCTCAGGAGTCCAAGAGGCGTAGTCCGCATTCTTGTTCTTGAGCATGCCACAGAACTGAGTGACCTCGACGCCTGCCTTGATATTGGCGGACTTGAGAACCTCGCGCACCTTGGTGGTGAACTTGATCCAGTCGTTCGGCTCCTTCTTAGGGGCGTTCGGGTCCTTCTCCTTCTTAGCCTTCTTGATCTTCTTGCCATCAGTGACAGGAACCGACTTGCCGCTCAGAGCGGAAAGCACAGCGCGCTGCACGATGTTCTCGAAGTCAGCAACAGTCAGGGAGACGATCATCTGGGAAGAGGCCATTTTAGAGTCTTTAAAGATAGAAGCTTTTAAAGGGATGATAACAAACTAGGGCGAAATGTCGTTCAATTTTTTTGAGGGCCTGGTGTCGATTTTCTCTTGCATTTAAAAAGTAAGAGTGTTTTTATTTTGTTTCTTATTGTTTTAAGAGGCGTCTACTTGGGCTGCCAATCAGGATTCTCGATAAGAAAGAATCCAGCATCTTGCGTGATCTCATCGCAGCCGCCCGCCGTGTCCTCGAAGGTATCGAACCCGCCTTCCTCCCTAGAGAAAGAGCCCTGCTGCCTCAGATACTGAATGACGCGCAGAGTGAAGAGCTGCCACTGGCGTGAGTTGAGCTCTCCAATCTGGGCCTTTGTAGCCTCTGAATCTAGATCAGAGTCAGGATCAAGAAAGTAGTCATAGCACTCCTCGAGAATGCGCTGGACATTCTCAAGAAGCCCGTCACTAACTGCCTTCTTCCAGCTAGTCTTGTAGGCCTTGCGCTTCTCCATCACAAGAACCATATCCTCCATCTCATTGCTCAGGAAAGGACGGTCTGGGCTAGCAAGCTCCATCTCTGCCAGCTTCTTCTCAACCTCTGCAAGCTTCGCCTTGTAGTCGGCGACGACGGCGCGAACCTCTTGGATAGAAGCCATTGTGTTCTTTAGTGGGATACTTTCAGAAGGGAACGGAGGTGACTTCAATTTTACAAAAAAATAAATAAGTAAGATATTTCTGTATTATCTAGTGGGTTGGCCAGAACTCGATCATGATGTAGATAACATCGTTCAAGTAGAGAGGCCTGACCTTGATCTGTGGGCCAAGCTCTGCCGCAAGGCGCTCAAGGGCGTCCGTGCGGTAGATGACTTGCTTGATGGTCATACTCTGGCGGTCAATCCAGAAACGATGATCTGGTTCGTAGCAGAGGCCAGATGCGACACTGAGGTCCTTCACCGAGCGCGCATGCTTGATCTGGTCAATCATCAGGCCGCGCACGTCCCTCTTAATGGCGCGGTCAATGTGGATCGCAACGAAGTCGTCAACGATCTTCTTGACGAAGACATCATGGCTGCGGTTGATCCAGTCCTCGTTCATCTTGAGCACGTCGGCGGCAGAGAAGAGGGTGAACACCATCTTTGCGTTATGGTTGCAGAGTAGATGATCTGAAACCGTGCTATCTTTACAAGGCGAGGGCCTTTCAATTTTTGCATTTGCAAAAGAGACCAATAAAAAAGAAGGGTGAATTTTTTAATTTACCATCGTGACTTTATGGGTTTTCTTTAGTATCCGCGGCTCAGCTGGCGATCCATCTTATTGAGGTCGTCTTGATCGTAGTCCTCCCAAGGGATGCGCTCCTCTTCATTCTCATCGGGAGAGAAGTCTTCCGTGGCGGCCTCGTAGTCCTCCTCTTCCCACGCGGTGATGGGGAACTCGTCAGAGCCAGACCAGAGCGCATAGTCAGACAGAGTCTGGCGGCGGTGGATGCGCGGGCGGTCAGGCACGATAGAGCCGTCTGCGAGCTCCTTAACGCAGAGCCACTCAGAGCGGAAGCCGCGCTCTTCGTTGATGAGCTTGCGGTTGGCCTCTTCGACGAAGTCCTGCAGATCTGCCCACGAGAAGCAGAGCTTCCAGAAGAGCCCGTCAAGGCCGAGATAGCTCGCATAGGGGCTATCTGGGTTCTCGAGGTGCCTCTGGAGTCTCTCGCGATCCGCGGCAAGGCGGGTGCGGAGGTCGCAGAGCTCATAGGGCTCTTCGCGGTCCACGACAGAGTCGAGGGCGGTCTCGCAGAGCAGGCTCTGGGCGTCGAGAGGGCGAGAAGGCATTTTTGTTTTAATCTCTTTAAAGATATACTTTGAAAGAGGTAATAACAAGAGCTAAAATGAGCTTATTCAATTTTTTTGCCAAATTGAATGAGTTCATATAAGAGGGCGTCAAAGAGGCCAAGATGCCGATTTTTACCGGTCCATTCAATTTTACAAAAAAATTGAATGGGCGATTTTGCTAGGCTACTATCACCTTTCAAAGCAATACACTCTGAAAGAAACCCATCTAAAATGGCCTCTACCCAGATGCTCGTTACGATGACCGCCTCTGACCTCGAGACGCTCCTGCAGCGCGCCGTTCTGGCCGCTCTGAGCGGCAAGACAGTGCCCTCGGCACCCTCTTCTTCCGCCCCTTCCATCAAGAAGGCCAAGAAGGAGAAGGACCCTGACGCGCCCAAGAAGGAGCCCAATGACTGGATCAAGTTCACCTCGTCCGTGCGCGCCGCCCTCAAGGCTGCGAACATCAAGACGGGCGTAGAGGTGACCCAGTTCTGCGGCATGCTCAAGGCCAAGAACGCTGACTACAGCTCTTGGACCTCTGAGCTGATCCTCGCGGAGCACTCCTCTTGGGAGCGCCCTGAGGTCAGCAAGCAGGCTCTCGCTGGCAAGAATAAGAGCCCTAGCGCCTCTCCCTCTTCCTCCGCCATCGCGGAGAAGGAGGAGAAGAAGGAGAAGAAGCCCAAGGCCAAGAAGGCTGAGGTGCCCGCGCCTGTCGCGGCCCCCGCTCCGCCGCCGCCCGCGGCAGAGGAGGACGAGGACGAGGACGAAGAGGATCCTCTGACGAAGTTCGTCCCGTGGACCTTCAAGAAGGCCTCCTACCTCAAGAACGGCCGCGGAGATGTGATCTCTGAGGAGTTCGACTGGATCGGCCGCTTCGACGAGAAGGCGGGCAAGATCGACCGCGCCTTCCCGCAGCCGGCGGACCTGGAGACGGAGTAAGTGCCGACCCTTAGGATAAAGAAAACAGAATAAAAACAACACAAACACAAAAAGAAAGAAAACCCTCTTTTTCGTGTAAAATTGAAAGGACGTGAGCCAGAAGATGGAGTATCCATCTAAGCAAAGAACAAGATGCCTGTTCGTGTTCAGATGCCTGACGGCACGATCAAGATCGTAAAGATCAAGAAGCCTCTCGTTCTTCCTATGTGCAAAGACTGCGGAGAGCACAAGGTCACAGGGCCAGGGATGAAGTATTGTGAGGCCTGCAAGTAGATCTGAAGCGTTCTTAATCAAGCTCTTTTTTTACACGAAGAATGCATTGAACGATGTCCAAAAATTTGAAAGCGTCAATGGTGCCATTAGATAGCATTCCCAAAGACAATAACACTCTTCTCACAGATAAAATGTCTTTCTCTTCGCTCTCCCTCGATGCTCTCCAGACCTTCCGCGCTGCGATTGATGCTGAGATCGTAAACCGCACTTTTAAGGCGGAGCCTGCCAAGGCGGAGGTCAAGGCGGAGGTCAAGGCAGAGCCCAAGGTTCCCCGCGAGCCTGGCGTTGCCGCCTCTTGGCTCAGCCACGTGATCAAGGAGCACGCCTCTGACTACGCCGCCTTCAAGGCCGGTGCAGAGAACAAGCGCGGCGTTGCCCTCCTCTTCGCCAAGCACTGGCGCTCTAGCCACGCAGAGGAGTATACACTCTTCGAGGCTGACTTCAAGAAGGCCGCACCTGCGCAAGCAGAGGCACCTGCACCCTCTCCTGTGATCCCGCAGCCACAGCCTGTCAAGGCGCGCAAGCCCTGGTCAGCAGAGGCCAAGGCGGCAGCCGCTGCGAAGCGCGCTGCTAAGAAGGCGGTTCCCCAGTAAATACAAATACAAAAATAAAAAACAAAAACAAAAGAAAACATTTTTTTGTAAAAATTTGAAATGTCTTCCTATAAGAAAGATGTCAGCTCACATGGAACTCGTAAACCGCGTTGCTACCCTAAAGAAGGAGCTACAGGAAGCAGAGGCAGCCCTCGCCGCTTCCACTATGGAGGTGCGCACTGTCAATCTTGGTGGCCTTGGTCACTACACCCACGTGACAGAGAAGCCGCAGTTCAAGCCATCTCCCTTTCCTGTTTCAGCTCCAAAGGATGGTATCTTCAAGCCGACCCGCAACACAGATGCCTTCTGGCCAGCTATTCGCGCCAGAAACATGGTCAAGGCTCTGAACCCTGATCTGGGTCGTCAGACCTTTGACGCGAATATTCGCTATATGGCTGATAGACTGCATATTACGCCTGAGGAGCTTCTGAAGACGAACCCTATTCCTATTGGGCGTCGCCTTGGCCTCTCTGACCTCAAACTCTCTAGTTTTATGGACAACTTCTTCTATAAGTATGGTAATCACTACTAGGGTTAAATTTGAAATTGGCCCGCCCTAAAAGATAAGTAACAAAATGGCCCTCGATGATTGGCTCAACTTTCTAGCAAAGGCCCTTCTATTTATCCTCTTCATTGCTGTAAGCTCACTACTAACTAAGTCAATTCATGAGTCCTTCAAAGTTGGCCCAGCCCTTGTGAACCTTCGCTTTGGAAATGCAAGGGAAGAGATGCTTGATTCCCTCCGCCTGGAGCTTGTTCACCTTCTACGTGACGAGCTGAAGCGGCTCCGTGCAAAGAAGGATGAATAAATTTGAAAGGGAGGCACCCCATTTATTTTTTACTAGTATGTCTATCAATAATGAGATCACCGAGATCCTCAATAAGATTAATCAGATTGAGGAGAAGCTTAGAACGAACATGACCGTTGGACAGAAGAATGATTGGTTCCGCATTCTTCATAAGCAGGACGTGAAGCTGAGGAACCTTCTTCTTACTCGGTAAAATTGAGGTTAGATACTAAAGAAAAGATAGTATGGCAACACAAAATGATGCTAACATGGCATTCATCTTGTGTTGTATTATGACACTCTTTGTAGTCATGGGCACCCTAACAACAAACAGTGATATCTATACTGTCTTGTTAGCAATTACTATCCTCTTCACACCATGTTTAATCATCATTCTACTAATCACCCTTTCCCAGTTTACTAAACCTCTGAGGCCAACCTTTAATGGCCAACCTTTACAGGAGGTCTAACGTCTGTTATAGACCGCTAGAGGATTTACATGACCCTGACCATATAATCTCTGCGCATCACCCATTCGCGCCCCTACAGAAGCTCTCTGTAGCCTTCTTTTTCTTAATTCAGCACGTGTATAGGCCCTGTATGCAATACAGCCACCTGTGCACAGAACTAGAAGAGCCCCAATTGAAGCACCAATCACAATTTCCAGATTCGTTAAAGAGGCCGCTGTCTGAGCTGCCGCGATCGCGATATAATTAAGAGGAGAGGCAGTGGGTGTTGACGTGATAGAGGGTGTAGGTGTGACCGTCGGTGTTTCAGAAGGAGTTGCGCCCACTGTGAGGGAGGCTGTAGGGCTCGGCGTTTGACTCGGCGTATTTGTCGGTGTAGGAGTAGATGTGCTTGAAATGGAGGATCCCAGAGAAGGAGTCTGACTCGGCGTCTGTGTTGCTGTAGGTGTTGAAGAGGATGTTGGAGATGGAGAGGGGCCTGCGAGAAGATTGAATGAAGAGGACGTTCCTGTATACGTAAGTCCACTCTGACCTATTACTGTGAGCCTTGCGCTATATGTAGTGAATGTTGAAGGAGAGAAGGTTGCAGGAAGTGTATAGGGAATAAGTGCATTTCCCTGAAAGAAGATGGAGATCGGATTTCCTACTGTAGTGCCGCCTCCACCACCGAATGAGCTGCGAATGCTAACAGTTGCAAGGCCTTGTGACGCATCTCCTGTGCCGTTCCACGTGATCGTCACGTTTCGCCCATCACAGATAAAGGAGCCATTAACATAAACAAGAAGAGGTGATAGAACACTCTGAAGCACTGTAAAGGGGGAACTGCTTGCATTCACAGCAGGGCTCGAAATTGTGCTAAGCACAATGAATGTATTCACAGATGCTGTAGTAATGTGACCTGTATACGTGCCATCTGTTACATTTACAGAGGCAAGAGTTGTAGGACCCACCTTAATACGGACCGTTTCATTAAGAATATTCTGAGATGTCCAGTTTACAGTGAGATTCTGACCTGTGTAAAGGGGGCCGGATGTAACGGAGAGCGTGGGGAATCCTGCGAGGGTGCAAGGATCTGCTGCAGCAAAGCCAGATTGATTTGTCCCGCAAGAAGGATCTGTAACACACCATTTACTTTGCTGCGCTCCCCAGAAAGAACAAGGTTGGACACAAGGACAGCCTGTATCACTAAGAATTGTTGCCGTGGCGGAGAATATCAAATAAGAAAGGCCAAGTAATCTTACTAGCATTTTATGTTCAGAAGAGAAAAGAAGTAATTCAATTTTTATATCCACCGTCGTGACTTTAAATTAAGGAAGCTTTAGCTTCCTTAATTTAAATGTCCTACCCTAAGGGTCGGCCTTGGTCGGCACTTACGACGTTTATGGTGGAAGGCCTCACAATTAAGGAAGCTCAAAGAGCTTCCTTAATTTTGAGCGCCACCGGTAGTAAATTTGAAATGGGGGCCGCTGCAAACAAAAATTAGAAAGGATGTCGTCTACTATCAAGCCCACTCGCTCAACTGACACCTTCTGGCCTGCAGTCCGTGCCAGGAACTTCGTAAAGAAGCTGGATCCTTCCGCTGGCCGTTGGACCTTTGACACGAATATCCGCTATCTCGCTGCCAAGTATGGCGTGACTCCTGAGGAGTTTCTCCTCGTGAATCCAATGGAGTTCAGTAAAAAGATGGGGTGGAGCCCTGAGGAGGAGCTCTCAATTATTATGGGGGCTCCAAAGAGGATGCGCGAGGAGGAGCCTGTGGCTGAGGAGAAGAAGCCTGATGATTATGATATCTCAGATTGGCGCTGCACGATTGTTTAGAAATACTTAGCGGCGCGACCAAGGGCTCGCTCCTGCTCCTTCCACTTCTTCTCCACTAGATGAGCATCCCTTTCCTCTGGCTTTGCACTCCGCCAGTTAATTGTCTCCTTCTTTACTGGCTTCTCATAAATGCGCGGGCCGCGCTTGGAGACAGCCGCCGCCTTCTTCTCCTCGATAAAAGAATGAAACTTGTTGGTCATTCTTACTGCTTACCAAAATAGCAGGAAGAACAACCTTCAATTTTTCGTCCTCATCGTCACTGTGAGAACCACCTCCGCCCCCTCCAGAATAAAAGCCTGGCTTCAAAGGGGCAGTAAGATCTGGGCACTTCATCATAGTGTGACCCGCCTCCTTACAAAGAGAACACTGAGTATACATTATACCATAAAAATGAAGGAAGGGGTGTTCCAATTTTAGCAAAATGGATTATGTCTACATCGTAATTGAGAACGGAGATCCGTATCCGTTTGCCTATAAGAAGTATGAAGACGCAGTGTCTTCAGTCAAGACAAGACACAAGGAGTCTTTACTTAGAGAGTTACAATGGATAAAACAAAATGATGGGCATCCTGGTTGCAATGAGGTGGATGTCCCTGAGTCAGAGTCAGGGCTCTCACGCCTCTACATTGAAAAGGGGATCAATATTGAAATTCACAAGTTGCCTTTCTTTGGCAACTTTAGATAAAATTGAAAAGGTGGTCCTAGCCAGGAATTAGCATCCAACCTATACAAGAGTAAAATGGCAGAAGTTCAGAAGCACGGTTTCAAGTGGGAGCGCGATCTTCTTACAAATGTCTACAAGGCAACGCTAGAAGAGTTGGCCCAGATTCGCTACAATTCCAAGTTCGATCTGCCTGCCCAGTTCAATCATCTGAGCAGTGACAATATCTCGGTAAAGACAACTGGAACCCCCAATACCATCTGCATGGGCGACGCCCTCCGCGTCTTTGATGAGGTCAGCAGCGGCGAGAGCTTTCACCTTGTTGTCGTGACCTATGAGCAGGTTGGTGAGAACAAGATGCTCAAGGATGTGGTTGAGCTCAAGTTGACAGGCGCAAAGGAGGCTCTCTTTGGCCCTATGACCAGGTCGCAGCTGGATATGCTCGACACGGTGATCAAGGCGGTGCCCGCGAACCGTTCGCCGACGGCAGAAGAAAAGGTGGCGATCAAGGAGGCCCAGCGGGTTGCACTGAAGGCGATGGGCTCTTCAGCCCTCTATCTGAATCCCAAGTGCAACTCAACACAGAGTCGTCTCCAGTGCTCCTTTAATAAGTTCACATCCTTCGTGGAGAGGCACCCTGAGCTCGTGGTTGCGAGGGCAGAGGGTGGCATCTTCAGAGGCTCTCCTGTTCTGGCGCAGGTTCACTCTCCTCCACGCGTGTTTGCTCAAGGATAATTGCATTAATCACCTCATTCGCCTCTGTTTTAGAAAGACTCCTAGGACCCACAGTATTAGAAGGAAAGACATGCTTATTTATTTTTTCAATGATAGAGGCGCAATAGGGGAGGGCTCGGTCCTCCAGCTTCAAGAAGTAATGGCTCTGCGCTGAATGATCGCCAGGAAGATATGCCTTGCCAGCGAGGCCACCCACTCTGCGAAAGGCGATATGATAGTTCTCTTTCACATATGTAAATCCCTCTTCCTGGATTTTGTTTGCAACGCTCCTCGGCTGGGCCCGTTTCTCCCAGATCTGAAAGACACAGGGAACATCATAGGGAGATCCATTCAGTTCAAACGCATCCTTTTCTACAGACTCTGTATGAATACAGTGAAAGGTCAGAGGAAAGGCATTGGACATGCTCGGCTTCACAAAGGATCTGGGTAAGATAAAGGCGATCACAGATGCAAAGGAGGCTGCGTGCTGAATGAAGGCTTTTGCTGTCGAACTCTGTCTACCAAAGGGGGGATTTCCAAAGACAATCTTGGGACTTTGTCCTGACGGCTCCCAAAGAAGGAAATCACCTTTTTTAACGAAAGGGGACTTGGGATCAAGATCAATACCGAGACGATTCACAGTGGCTGGAAGAGCCTTCAAGAAAGTCCCCTTTCCTGCCGACGGCTCGATCCATTGATAGGTTCTTGTATGTGGGGCAATTTGTAGAATTGTCGCTACACATTTCTCAGCGACGTCCTTCTTTGTATAGAATTGGTCCAGACTCTGTGTTCTGAATTTGCCTGTGTCCTGTGCCATTGTATTCCTCTTTAGCCAGAAAAGAAATCAAATTTAGGCGGAACGGTCGGACCGTACTTCAGGAAGGGGTGCTCTAAAAAAGGTGCCCCCTATTAGAATGAGCTCGGGTCAAACAAACTTTCCGCCACCTACCTATCCTCTAAAGGGCGAGTTTATCTTTGAAAATAAACAAGTTCAGAATGCAGCAAATACGGTATATGAGGACAAAGCATCCAAAGGAAAGACATATCAGTTTAAGACGGATCGCGAGAGAATGCAGTATCTTATTGGTAGACAAGGGCGTGTAGTCCACTCCACGGTTGTCCCCACTCCCCCTTTAATGGTTGTTGGCACGATAGGAAATGGCTCTGTAACTCTTAATTGGACCGTGCCTTTAAAGAGTGAAGCCCCTGTTTTATATTATAAGATTGTATCAAATCCTCCTACCACTACTGTGCTCTCTGTAACAACGAGCACTCTTATTACGGGCCTCACAAATGGAACACCCTATACATTTTCTGTTACTGCAAAGAATGTGGCCGGTTTTTCTCTCCCTGGGATATCTGCACCTTTGACACCTGCCACAGTCCCTTCTCCACCCCTCAATGTGGTAGCGACGGCTGGAATTGGTCAAGCAACTGTATCTTGGGACCCACCTCTTACAAACGGTGGCTCAGTTATCGAGGAATATGTGGTTACATCAACTCCTGATTCTCAACAAAGCACAGCTACATTTCCTGAAACTACCGCAACTGTTACAGGCCTCACAAATGGAACCCCCTATACATTTACTGTAGAGGCATTAAATGCCATAGGCTCTTCATTACAATCTGTCCCTTCAAACTCTGTAACACCTACCAATCCCAATGCTTCAGTTGTCTTCAGGATTATGATTATTGGTAATCTTGATGTAAGTCCTCTAGTTATTGTTATACGTAATAGATTACATGATCTTGGTTACACAAACTCAGGCATTATATTTAATACAGTTGTGGATGATAATTATAATGGAAACAGTATACTCAAAGCAAATATTGATGTTGTTTATATATTTTCAAAACCAACATTTCAAGGTAGATCAGGCCTCGGCGCTGCACTCTCCACCTTCGTAGCCGCAGGTGGTCACGTGATTAGTAGCTCACTTATATGGAGTTTAGCTCCTCCTGATATGGATTATACAGTTACTCCCTTCCAAGCCCATGAACTGACTAATAGTCCAACTGGCAATTATGCTATCGATGTTGTCAATCCCATAACAACTGGAATTGAATTAAGTTTAGGAGTAGGATCTATAATCTCAAATGGAGCAGTATCACTTCAAAGCGGAGCTACCACAATTGCACACTTTACAAGCACGGGATATCCCTTTATTGCAATTAACTCAGTATCTAGTGCCAATTTAGTGGGATTCAATGCATATATGTCATATAATAAAGATGCAGCAGTTCAACTCATCGTGAATGCAATACTATGGGTCACTGGAAATCTACCTTCTTAATTTCTACTGTTACTGATAGAATGAGCTCGGGACAAACGAACTTTCCGCCGCCAGCCTACCCTGTAACAGGTGATTTCATCTTTGAAAACAAGCAAGTTCAGAATGCGGCCAATACGGTCTATGAGAGCAAGGCTGCCTATGATGCCGCCAATGCTGCCAAGGGAAAGAAATATCAGTTCAAGACGGATCGCGAGAGAATGCAGTATCTCATCGGACGGCAAGGTCGCGTGGTCCACTCCACGGTGGTCCCCACGCCCCCTTTAATGGTCGGTGGCTCACTGGAAAATGGATCTATAATTCTAAACTGGCAGCCGCCTCTAAAGAGCGAGGCTCCTGTTCTGTATTACAAGGTGGTATCATCTCCTCCTACCACTACGGTCCTCTCTGTAACTGCGCCTGCAATTATAACAGGCCTCACGACTGGGGTGTCCTATACATTTAGTGTGTATGCAAAGAATGTGGCTGGATTTTCTCTTCCTGGAGTCTCTGCACCAATTACAGTTGCCACAGCTCCTTCTCCTCCGCGCAATGTGGTGGCAACTGCGGGTGATGCAGTTGCCCTTATCACATGGGATCCTCCTGTAACAGATGGTGGATCGACTATTACTGCGTATGTAGTAAGATCAAGCACTAATGTAACAAGAACTCAATTATCAAGTAATCCCAATTCCCTAGTTTTTAGTCCTCTAACAAATGGAACATCCTATACATTTACAGTGACTGCACGTAATGCTATAGGTGACTCAGATCCATCTGTCGCTTCGAACTCTGTTACACCTACTGCTCCTGTTCCTCAAACAGTATACGCAGATTTATCTGGTATTGTCTTTAACGGATCAACCTCTTATCAAAATACCTTTACATTTACAGAAACAAAAAACTTAACAGTTAGTTTAATTAATGTAGATCCTTCAATAAGTCTTGCTACTCACATTGGATTTTTGGCAACTGTGCCAAATACTTTACTAAGTCCAACAGATACATATACATTAATAGATCCCTCTTATACTCCATCTGTAACATATGTAATTTATAATAGTAATCAATATACTCAAATCTATTCAAATGAGCCAGCAGGGAATATTCACACCACGACTCAAATTGTCGTTACATTCGCAAATCCCATTTCAACAATAACTTTTAATATTGACTAACGTCGTCACTTAATTATAATTAATGTCATACGACTAATTGAGTGATAGAACTTATAAATTAGAAAACTCAAAGAGTTTTCTAATTTATAAGTTGTCACGGTAATAGAAATGGCGCAGGCAGTGGCAGTCTTCTCAAGTGAAACCGTCAAAGGTGAAGTGACCTTTTCACAGATGGGCTCAGACGTCGCGATTGTTGCCAACTTTTCGGCACTACCTCCTGGTGATCATGGATTCCATATTCACAAGGCGGGTGATCTCAGAGGAGAAGGATGCAAAGGGGCGTGTGACCACTTTACGACTGGCTCTACGATACATGGTGGACCTCCTGACTCAGAAGGGGAAAGACATACGGGGGACCTCGGCAACATAAAGCAAGAGGAAGAGAAGACTTATACCCTCAGTAATCTAAGTGTAGAAGACCTGTGGGGTCGGTCCATGATTGTGCATGCAGATCCTGATGATCTTGGGTTAGGTGGAGAGGAAGATAGTAAGACAACAGGTCACAGCGGAGCTCGCATCGGCTGTGCTGTCATTGGACGTGTGGTTTGCCCTCCGAAGACGGGTGGCTCTAGAAAGAAGAGAACCTTGAAGAAAAGGAAGTGCTGTAAAGTCGTGACTTAATTCTAAGAATTAATGTCAAACGACTAATAATCCATCATAATTTTAATATTAGAAAGCTCAAAAAGGTTTCTAATATTAAAGTTTAGACGGTAAGCACTAATAGCGGCGAGTGCGCTTGCTCCGCTTAGTCATGCGACGACGCTTACCACCAAGGAGTGTCTTAGGATTCTCCTCCTCATTGAGTTCCACGCCCTTATTGGCAGCCTTTAGAGTATTCTCATACTCATTGAGATTGCCAACATTAATGAGATTCTCCTCTACCTCAGGCGTCGACTCAGTCTTCAACCAGGTATTCAAGCTCTTAGGGGCAGTCTTGTTCTTATTGTTATTCTTCATGGTCTTGTTATTCCACTTGTAAGAGATATTGTTCTCAGAGACCTCATACTCCTTCTTGAGATGCTCCTTGGCAGCCATCACCGCCTTCTTCATGAGGCCGAGGTCGCGCTTCCAGTGCTCATAGCCAGAATCATCCTCCTTCTCAGCAATGGCCTTAGAGAGGTGGTTCATGCCGCTGACCACCTTGCTCGCATACATGCGCCGTAAATACGCGTCTTCCATGGACGCCAGATGGCCAACCGCCTCCATCTCACTCTTATACCAATTCTTGATTCCGAAGATAGGGACGTTGTAGCGATGCGTGTTCATTCTACTAAGGAGACATTTTAAAGACGCGCAACACTGACACACGGCAGGGTATTACCCGTGTTATCCGTAAAGATATCGGATGCATTCGTTTCTACAACAACATATCCAACCCAGCCATTCTTGCCTAAACCGGCCAGATTTCCAGGAGCCTGCATTAAACGGAGGTGCAGAATATTGGCTTCACCAGAAACACCAACATAGATATCCTTACCAAGATCCGTTAATACGACACCAGGATCAAGATATCCATTGCCCGGAAGACTATAATACTTATCTGCCCAGATTCCATTGCCTGTGTGAATCATCAGATTATAAAAGTTAGCAGGCGTAGTCGTATACGTATTTCCCGAAACGCTGAGGAAAAGTGCATTGTCGGAAGCCCATTGCGCAAAAGCATCTGTTGTTAACATGTAGACACCTGAACTTAATACAGAATCGCTGTAATTAACGGGAATCACGACATAGTTATTCGTAACACGCTTCGCAAGCGAACTCTGGGTTGAACTCATTATATATATTGGATAGAATAAATAGGGATGTCCTATGTCAACAGTGTAGTTGATAAGGTCTATGTAATAAATCTTGACAAAGACACTGAACGACTTCGCAGAATAGACCGACAACTCAAGGCTCAAGGAATCGAATATGAGCGCTTCTCCGCCGTGGTAGGGAGCCAAGTTGCATCCGATAGCCGAATCACGCCTGTCTGTAACCAATTTTGCACAGATGGAATGAAAGGCTGTGCTCTTTCTCATCATACAATTTGGGAAAGAGCAATTGAGCATGGATATACATCCATTCTCATCTTTGAAGATGATGCCATTGTCCCCGATGATCTTAATGAGCGGATGCGGTCCACTATGTCTAGGTTACCAGCCCAGTGGGATCTTGTCTATATAGGCTGCCGCTTCTTCTGCAATGATGATCACCCTTGGTCCAATACGATTTTGACTTTGAAAGGGGCAGCACCTGAAGTTCATGATGATGATATTAAAAAGGTGAAGGGAAGCATTGGTTCTCATGCAACTATCTATACAACTCGTTTCCTCAAAGAGATTATCGATGAGCCAATCACAGGCCACATTGATATGGATATGGAAAGGTGGGTTCAAGAAAAGAAGGCGAAGGCATATGGGCTTTATCCTGAAATGGTCACTGTAAATGACGCTACGGGCGGTAGTAATCTCTCAGATACATTTCCGCCTCTTTTAGTTACTGCTCTAAATAACTTTGAATTCGGCAATAGCCTCCCTATCGGCTGGTCTCTCTCTGAAAATTTCATGAAGGTGGGGGGTGTGAATTTAAATGGCCTTGTTCTTCTTTTTTTCTTGGTTGTCTGCTTCGCTCCAATGTGGCTCCTTGCTGCTCTAGCTGCATGGCTACTTGTAGAAGCCTCCGTTTCAGCGAAAGGACTAGGTCGGTATTTGTTGTTCTTTGCCTTTGGTCTCCTCTTTCAGTTTGGGCGACGGAGCAAAATTTGACTTTCAATCCCTTTAGTAAGGTGTAAGTTATGCTCGGATATTTCAAGGGGCGGCGCGTCTTTCTTAAACATATTGCGATAGACCAAGCCTATAATGTTCAACTCCCTTATCTTTGCCCCATTAGTTCTGAATATGGATACAATGACTTTCTGCAGAGGAAGACAGAGACAGGATTTGTGAGTCAGAGTTTGATCATTGATACAGAACAGAATATTAATAATTATAGGCAGTCCTCTAGAATCATCAGACTCTTGAATGTCTTCAAGCGTTCCGCCCTAAAGAAACTGAGGAACACAGTGACGTCGTGACTTAATTTTAAGAAAGCTTTAGCTTTCTTAAAATTAATGTCAAACGACTAATTTAGTGATAGAACTTATAAATAACAAGCTTAAGAAGCTTGTTATTTATAAGTTATCACGGTATAGATGGAGAGACCTGGTGGAGATATTACAACGCTCTTGGATCTTACGCCTCGTGATAGACAAGATAATGATTTTTTTCCACTCAATACAAATAACACATGGTTTACCCGCGATTCTGCACGACGCATCATACCTGCTACACCCCTCACAGCCGATTTCTCTTTCCGAGGCCCCGCTGCCTTCGGCCAGCGCTTCACCTTTGATATCGGATCCGTTCCCTGCGGAGATCTGGTGTTCGGAGCCGCCCTCCAAATCAAGTTGGCCCATTGGCTGGATGCGACTACTCTACTCTATATACAATCGGGTCGCTATGTCTATCAGAATCCTGCCGAGGCCTGGTTCTATGCAAATTCTCTCGGCACTTCCATCATTCAGAAGGCCGAGCTGGAAATCGACGGAAAGACAATTGAAGAGATTGATGGTGACTTCATTAATGTATTCTCACGTCTCTACTGTGATCTCAATACACAGCTAGGACTTGCGGGAGACATGGGTGTTACCGCGACCCCTCTGACCTGGGATCCGAGTCGCGTCTATCCCACGGAAAATGGGGTGATTCATTGCCCTCTCCCCTTCTTTTTCATGCGCACCAGGCTTCGCGAGGCTCTTCCCATGATCGCCATTAAGGAGGGATCTATGCGAATCCATATTACTCTGCGTCCTTTTGTAGAGTGTATTCGGCAGCTTGGCGGGGCTCGAGCAACATGCTCCAGCACACCTCTTGATTCCTCTATTATATTCGTCGACACAACCTTTCCTTTTGAACAGCTCGTGACGATCCAGACCTCTTTGTCGGCTCCTCCTCTGGAAACTGTCCGCCTTGTCACCTTTGGCTCTCTGCTCGATGGAAAGGTGCGGGAGGCCATGTTGAGAGCCCCTTTTGAGATTGTGCACAGAGAAGTGCAGACCTTCTATTTCGCGGAACCGCAGAAATACATCATGTCAAAGAACAGCGCAAATGATACGATTCGTATCGCACTTCCTCTAGAGGCAAATCATCCTTTGGAAGAGATTCTCTGGTTTGTCCGACGGAAAGACAGCCTTAATAATGAGTGGACCAATTATAGTGATGCACTTGAAGTCAGTGGCAGGGTCCCAGCTCCTCTTCTTGTGACGGCGGAAGTGCAGGCCAATGGTGTCACCCTCTGCCAGTCAGACGAAGGATATTTCAGAGATCTGATCGCGAGAGTTCACAGGGGTGGCGCCGTCCCTTATCAGAGTTTTATCTATGGGTATCCATTCGCCAGACATCCTGGAGCGCACCAGCCGAGTGGAACTCTCAATGCGAGTCGTGTGCAGAACCTGCGTCTTGTCCTAGAAGTCAAAGGCGCAGGAGGTGTAGAGTGGGAAGTCAAGGTTTTTTGCCTAGGAATTAATTGGCTGCGATTCCAGAATGGAATGGCCAACGCTATTTTCGAAGATTAAAGATAAGGAATAATCCAGTGTCCATTCCGTTTCATCTTCAGAATCTTTGTATTCCCCACTAGATGATTATAATGAATCAAGAACATGGCCTCAGGAGGTGCCGATGTAAATGTGCCGTTTGGATAGAGCTCTCTGGGTAAAGACGCATACGGGATAGTCGCCAGCTTTCGGTTGACCCATACCTGATCCTCAGGCTTGGTTAGCCAAAGAGCCTTATTATCCATTTTGAAAATGCCCTCATCTGCGCCTTGTGACCATGCAATTAGGCCCGTGCAGCAATTGGTGCACGGGTTGGAACAGGTGGTTTGTTCATCACATTGGAATAAAAGAGAAGTTTGTTCCAAACGTCTAAGAATATCAGGCACAAAGTCTCTGGCCACTACAATGTCACCATCCATATAAATACATCGCTGAATCTCTGGAGTATTCGCAAATGTATTTAAAAGGGCAAGCTTGATAAGATTAATTTCTTCAAAAGGCTTTGACCCGAAGAGAAGGAGTGAAGGATGAGCGATACGCGATCCTGCGTAAAGAATGCAAGAAATGCCCTGACCTTGAAAAAACACATATGAATCACGATCTGCGCACACAATAGCCAATTTCCAAGGGCAGCCTGTTTTTTCAAGATGTCTATAAAGATTGAGCGTGAGATACTTGTAACCTGAGGTCGTAAGTGTCCAAACCAGAGTTCCTTTATCCAGGAACCTGGCCACATTCATCTTGTGTTTAGAAGGAGGCATTACTTAGGCCAGGACCCTGTCTCGCGCCAGATCGCAAGATCCCTGTAGTAGTTTGCAGACCGTTCCTCATTGTGTTTCTTCACAGATAAACACTCTTCACAGCCGTTACACGGGCCATAGCCATCCTCCCATTCATATAGATGACTAGATTTCTTGGGCCTCGGAGCTGATCTAAATTGACTGTAATCACGGTGTGTAGGATACTTGGACTCATCGTATTTGACGATATGGTGATCATCAGGAAGATGCCTAGGATAGAGCTCAGGAAAGAGACCATAGTAACGATGTGCTGTATTTCCAGGAGGAGCGTCCCATTTCTTCATCAGTTGATTGGTATATTTCGGATTTAGATGCTCTTTGCCATACCAGTTCATCCTGTATACTATTTGCGAGGCTTGATATCAATTTTTCAAAGGTCTAAGCAAAAGACCTAACTAGAAAAGAGATGGTGGCCTCGCTACTTCGTTCCCTAAATAGCGGAATTCAAGATGGCCGACTCTTATCAAGAAAAGGAGAGCCACAGATCCAAATGTTCCAAAAGGCCTTCATTCGCGCTGGCCGATTTACAACCCAATTTGTTCGCCTCGACTTTGACACCAAACCCTCTCTAGGAACCGCGTGTAGCCTCACAATCCCAAAAAAAGGGCACCTCCTATCTCGCCTCTATCTTGTCACAACTCTCCCCGATATCGCGACCCCACAGGTGAGTGCAAAGGCAGCGGCGGACGCATCAGGGGTCCAGTTTCTTGGCCCCACCTTCGGCTGGACAAATTCTCTCGGTCATGCCCTAATAAATCAGGCAGAGATTACGATAGGAGGCTCCAGGTGCGAGCGCCTCGATGGCCAGCTTCTAGAAGTGCTCGATGAGTTCTATACACCAATGGAAAAGGTGGGTCTTATGAATGCGATCCTGCCGCGCCTTGATAACGGATTCAAGCCAGGCTCCATCGGATCCTCAGGCGTGACGGTGGCAACAACCCCTCTCCCCTTCTGGTTTTCCTGTGGAGATGCAGGTGCCTATCTACCCATTGACGCCATTCAAGCGGATCAGGTTCTTCTGAAGATCCAGTTTAATCCGCTGGCCTCTGTTTACGTCAGCTCTCAACAGCAGACACCTACAAATCTCACGGCGAGTGTGGCAGGAGATGCCTATGCCCCTTTGCTAGGAAGCCCCTTCTATTATGCGGGACCTGGTGGACAGACTCCTCTAAAAGTGTCTATGCCAGCCCTTCTCCCTCTTGGCGACACCTATATCATGGCTGAATATATCTATCTCGATAAGCCTGAGGCGAACCGCTTTCGCATCGCCGATATACAGATCCCTATTCCCCAGCACTATCCGTTTGATCCTTATGATACGCGCGGTGTGCCGAGGGCCCAAGTTCAGCTCAAGATTCCGAATCCCACGCGCAACTTGTTCTTCTATTTACAACGCTGGGAAGCTGCACGATACAATGCGCCTTTTCTGGCTACACGCGATCTGAGTCGCGGTAGTTCTACACCTTGGTGGCCCGATGCCTCTGGTCTCAATACCTATGCGCTTGGTAATTACAGCCCTGGATTCTCAACGAGAGAATCAGAGCCAATTGCCTCTTTAGCTCTAACCTATGAAGGTTCTCTCACCCGATTCTGGACCGACTCGCCCAGCCTGTTCAGATCCTTTATTCCGTGCCTTGAAATGAAAAAGGCCCCATGGGTGAATCGCTATTTCTATGTGATGCCCTTCGGCTTTCAGAATGGACTTACACCACCCTCTCTACCATCTGGAGAGGCGAATTTGGATAAGCTTCTCAATATTGAACTGTCTCTTCAGCTTCAGCCGAATCGCGGTTCAATTAATCCGAATGATGTCCCTCGCTACCTAGTCTATGTCTGGGCCGAGACCTATAATGTTCTACGTATCTTCGGTGGTCGCGCGGGTCTCCTCTTCGGATACTAGGCGGACGACATATTCTACAGGAATATGGTCAGACAACTTTACAGAATCATAGTAAATAACTCGCCGAAGCCAAAGGCGATCTTCATCTCGTTTAAGATACAACAAATGATCCAAGTGCTCTTCCGTTTCAGGGAAGGTCACATGTGTCTCCAGATCTAAACGGTGAAACTTCTTGAAAATACACATATTCATGTCGCCAATGACGAGTGGAAAGAGGCTACTATGGGCGGCCTCATAGAGCTCCTTTTCTTGTTGATGGCGTGAGGCTAGATAATTAATACGAATACATGCAAATTCCGTGATATCTGATTGAAGATGAGTGTTGAAGACCTCAAATTCGTAGCCATCAAGTTCTAGATACACAACAAAATACCCCTTGGTTACGAAGCGATCGGCGCCGTGTGATACAGAATACCGATGAAATGAGGCCGGTTTTCTCTGTAGGAACTTGGGGTGTAGAAGAAAGGCGAGACCACTGCCACATTCCATTCTGGGTAGAATGGAGCCAAAGAGATAGGAATCTTCAGGGAAAACAGCTACCCATCCTCTCTGCATGGCATACCCTTCAAGAATAGTTCTATGTTTCTGCGAGAACACTTCTTGAAGCGCAATAATGTCAGCACCTGAAGAGGACATGAGCCAGCTTCCTACATCATATATATTCGTAGAGGACCAAGGGAGGCCGCGAATATTATAGGTAAGAACTCGGATGAGCATCTAGCTATATTAATTAGCATATTTTAGACCACCACGCTGCGCATCGAAAACAGCCATGGCCCACGCATCAACCACCACGTGGAGCTCAGTGGACTTCTGCCCTGTGACAGGATCAACAGGAATATCCGCTAAATCTACATAGAAAGTGGGCCGATCCGCCGTCGTGAAGTTCACAGATCCCTCTGGCTGTCTAGCAAACGGGGGTCTTCCTCCTCTCTGTTCACCGAGTTCCCAGTTCATTGTGCCTAACCCCTTTCCAGGATCCCTCTCCTCCTTGGCCAGATGCTGCAGCCGATTCCAGACCGAAGGGGAGAAGAGAGTTTCACGATCCCTCCCCGCGATAAGAAGAGATACATTATTATAATATTCCGCACCTGCATCCGTAAGATACTTGTAATATTTATTGGCGCGGATGTCTTGTGAACTGAGAAACCAGAAGAAAAGACGGCCCGCTGGATGGGTCGCATCAACACGCCGTGTTGCGGATGCAACTGCGCCTCTGAGAAGAGGACTATAATCAGCTGAGCCAAATGTAAAGATATTCTCATAGAGGCGTGAATAGGGGACTTCCAGAGGAGTCTTTGATAGCGCGGCACGAGTATCTGGATCCACATAGGTGTGACGCGTCTCTAACTGTATGGTCGGTCGGCCAACCTCTGTTCGTAACAGGGTCTGAAAAGGGACCGTTCCGTCTGTAAACGTGGTGCCAAGAGCCCAAGGCGTCGGCTTCGCCCTGGAATCGCTCGCTTCCACAAGATCCTCTAATTTGCGCAAAGTCAAGCGCAGTTTGAAAGTCTGCTGTCTGGCGGCGATACTCGGAACACCTCCATCGTCATGGTGCTGACAACCAAGAAGAGGAAGACGGAGCCGTAGCCGACCTGGAGTCGCAGCCTGCCCAATGGTTGTAGGTGTGGGTGACGTGACGGCCGTCTGAAGATTCTCTAGAAAGGCGGAGTTTAGAGAGCCGCGCGCTCTTGTTGCTGCATAGAGCGCGTCGCCGCTAAATTCCTGGAGAAGAATCTGATCCAAATAGATCTGAATTTTACTGAAGAGGAAAAAGGCAATTCCATTTGTGTATCCATACGATACACCCGAAAGATCCGTGATCCTTGAAGAGAGGTTCTTAGAGGCGTATGTAGGCGGGAGCCATGTGGGAAGATCTATGAGCAGGGTAGGATCAGTAAAGATCTCACCAGCCACTTCAAACTCAAATTCGCACGTGCGTCCAAAGTCTGCGCCATTCAGAGGAGGAATTCTACGACGTTCATGGATTTGCGCGGGTATAAGGTTATAGCGATTATCAAAAGGAGAAACGGCTGAAAAGTCGTCGTGGAAAAAGTATTTATCCTTATTTCCTCTTGCTAAAAGCTCATAAAGAGCCCCTTCATTTGTAACTGCGGATCGCGCACTCTCCATCTTCCTTCTAACCTACACCACTTTTAGATGAGCGAGTATTTCCTCCTCGTTGAAAAGGGGGTTACCCTTTTTTTAGCAAATACATTTCAAGACATTTTTACATGGCGCAGCTCAAGGCCTCTTGAAGGCCTTCTAGTAATTCGATGCATAACCGAAAAGGAGGGTGTATTTACCTCTTATGAGGTCCGTGTCCTGCCCTCTCTTTTTTACACCGAAAAATTGAACTCGGGACTCCGTATCCGTATTCCTAAGCAAAATGAAGAAGACGATTATTTCAGCACTCGATACTCTTCGGAAGAAGGACTTCGCAGAAAAGAGGCACTTTCAAGCGGTAGCCTACCAGAAGGCCATCCAACAGTTGACGGCGTTCCCTGGCGAGATCACTTCATCGAAGGAAGTTCAACACTTACCAGGCCTCGGTACTAAGATTCTGAAGAAGATTGATGAGATCATCGAGACAGGATCGCTCGCCTCTGCAGAGAGGGCCAAGGCCGATCCGAACTTTGGCGCCTATGAACTCCTATTGAATGTCTATGGAATTGGACCTTCAAAGGCAAAGGCGCTTATTGATAAGGGCGTTACAACGCTCGAGAAGCTTGCGTTGGAGCCCTTGACAGCCGCGCAGAAGCTCGGTGTCACCTACTACCATGACTTTCTGGAGCGCATTCCGCGAGAGGAGATGAGGAAGCACGAGGCGTATCTGCAGGAGGAGCTGGACTCCGCCTTTACAATGGCCGTCATGGGAAGCTACAGGCGCGGTGCAGAGAGTTCTGGGGATATTGATGTTTTGATGACTCTTCCTGATTCCATGACGGCAGCTCAGAGGAATACTCTCTTTAAGAATGCAGTTGCAAATCTTCAGAGGCTGGGATATATCAAGGGCGTTCTGGCCTTTGGTATCACCAAGTGCCTCTGTATCTGCCAGCTTGAAGGGGGAAAGGCGCGCCGCCTGGATCTTCTGATGATTCCTGCGGCTGAGTTCCCGTATGCGATTCTGTATTTCACAGGTTCTGATCTGTTTAATGTTGCCTTTCGTGGCCATGCGCTAGAAAAGGGCTACACCATGAATGAGCACGGGATGGTGCCTACGGGAACAGCGGACCCGCCTCCGCCCATGCGCACTGAGAAGGATATCTTTGACTTCCTTGGCCTTCAGTATGTGGAGCCTACTAAGCGCGTTGGAAAGACGGCTGTGACTGCCGTCTAAAGTAGAATCTAGAGCAAAAGTAGATGAAGATAAGTAAACATATAACCTTTTTTTACGATGAAAATAGATTCAAGTATCTGAATCGGCTAATCCAGGAAGCTGCTACCTATCCGCACAAGGTTGATATCTTTATTCATACAAATAAGTCAATTTCAGATGATAAGCTGCATTCTCCTCCCAATGTCACTATACTTGTCTATATTCATGATCTAAAAGGAATGGATCCGTTTCTTCTTCCATGGCTTTGTAGACCTATCATGGAATCACAGAAGAATCATTATGATATTTTCATGTATGTTGAAGATGATATTCTTGTTCCAAAGGAGGCACTTGTCTATTGGCTTGAACACAAAAATACAGTGATGGACCAAAACTACAACCTAGGATTTCTGCGGATTGAGGTGGATTCTATGGGGAGACACTTTACAACGGATAATGCGACATCGCCAGATGGTTCTATTGATCAGACATTGACACGAACACTTTTCATAAACGGAAAGGAATATGCTATCAATGATGCGAATCCGTATTGCGCCTTCTGGATTTATGATGCAAATGAGTTTAGCCGCTTTATCTATAGCGGCCTTTACAATCCTGCGTCCATTAATGGATATGGAGTTCGTGAAAGAGCAGCTATTGGTCTTCATGGACTCTATACTTCGTGGTATACTTACACTGTTATCCCATTACTTGGTCAAGGACTAAATCCTGCATGTAAGATCTATCATCTGCCGAATAATTATCTGTATGGTGCATGGAAGCTCCACCCGTTTGATGAGGTTTTTGTTCGTCGCGACTAATCCTGCGACTCGCGTTTAGATACCTTCAACACCATCTCAGCCGCCCTATCTGCTGTCTTAGGAAGAGTAAGATGGCCTACACGCCCATATGTGCGAAACTGAATGACATGGTCAGCAGCTTCGCCCGTTTTAATCCACGCATCAAGTGCCTCCTTCGTATCCATATAGGCGCCATTCGTCTCTGAGATGCCGTTGGCCTGGAGCTGCTTGAGAAGATGCACTGTCTCCTTCACACGATCGAATTTTGTCTTTTCCATTCTACCTATGTATTTACTACCCGCTTAAACTGGCAACTCGCAAATCATAGAGATGTGTGGTATCTGGGCCTGCATAGGTGCCACAAGTGAAGCGATTGATAACCCAGACCGTTGTATAAAACAGCTCTTGGCTAGAGGGCCTGAACAGGTGTCCCGTGTAGATCTGAGTGGCTGCATTCTTGGGTTTACTCGTCTGGCGATCAATGGGCTAAATCCAGAGGGAATGCAGCCCATGACAAATGGACGTATCTGGTGGATGTGTAATGGCGAGATCTACAACTGGAAGGCGCTGGCCCAGACATATGGAATTATTAATACATCTGGAAGTGACTGCGAGGTGCTGGGGCATCTATATCAAAAGATTGTCATTGATGAGGCTGCAGGCCCCGAGGCCTTCTTCAGACTTCTTGACGGTGTTTTTGCTATTGTTATCGTGGACACTATAGAAAAGAAGGTTATCGTGGGACGTGATCCATATGGTGTGCGACCCCTCTTTATCGGTCATCGTTTTTCATTAACTACAACAAATCAGATCTATGCGTCGACTTTGTTATTTGCAAGCGAACTCAAGTCGATGTATCCCCTTACGCAGTCAAATACTCATTTTACGCCTGGCACGTGCCAGGTCTACTCTCTGAAGACACTGGCCCTGCAACATACGTATCGGTTTCACCCGATCCATGTTCTGAAGAACCCTCTTTTTAGAGGCCTAGAGGTGGCGTGTCAGGCTCTTCGTTGTGCTCTAGAAGCGGCTGTGAAGAAGCGCATGATGACGGAGAGGCCTGTGGCAGCTCTACTCAGTGGTGGCGTGGATAGTAGTCTGATTGCATCTCTTGTTGCCAAGGAGCTGCGGCTCGCGGGCGCCCCTAAGCTCAAGACCTTTAGTATCGGTATGCAAGGATCACAGGATCTTGCTTATGCGAGAAAGGTGGCGGATTGGATTGACTCGGACCATCATGAGATTATTATGGATCAGGAGGATTTTCTTACCGCTATACCCAAGGTTATCCATGACATTGAGACCTTTGACACGACGACCGTGCGCGCTTCAGTTGGAAACTGGCTCGTTGCAAGAGAAGTGAAAATGCAGTCAGATTGTAAGGTTGTCTTTAACGGTGACGGTAGTGATGAGGTCTTTGGATCTTATCTATATTTTAATAATGCGCCGCACGATTCGGCGTATGAAGAGGAGGTGAGCAGACTATTGGATGAGCTCCACATGTTTGATGTGCTTCGCTCAGACCGCTGTATCAGTTCTCATGGGCTTGAGCCTCGGACCCCTTTCTTGGACAGGCAGTTTGTTGCCGTTGCGCGGTCCATACCGACAGAGTGGCTGCGGCCCATTCTAGGAAAGAGGCCTGAAAAGTGGCTGCTTCGTCGCGCCTTTGATGATGGTGTTACGCTACCCCATGAGGTTCTGTGGAGAAGAAAGGAGGCGTTTAGTGATGGCGTGAGCCCAACTGAAAAAAGTTGGTCTGAGGTGGTAAAGGACTATGCGGAATCTATTGTCCCAGATAACTGGAAGGAAAGAGCGCCTCATGCATATCCTACTCTAACACCTGTAACGCCTGAACAGTATTATTATCGTTTTCATTTTGAAGCTAATTTTGGAAAGACGGCCTCTTCTACTCTACCGCACTTCTGGATGCCGCGTTGGTCACCTGGTGTCACGGACCCGTCTGCTCGCGCATTAGCGCTTTATTAGCGCTTTAGCGCGTCAGCGCGTCAGCGCTATAGTAGCTAGCAGATAATATCAGTGCGCTTGCGCTTCCGTGATACAGAACACTCCTCCTTGTGGCCATTCTTCCAGTGATTGCGCTGACACGTTTCATCACAATACACGGCCTTCATACAGGCATTACACATTCCAGCAAGATCAGGCTCAATTAGAGTTCCACACTGGGAGCACTCAATAAAGTCAGTCTCTGCCTCGGCTTGAGAGGGGGGTTCCTCCTTAATAGGCTCAGTTTCATCATCAGCCATCTCTCCATCCTCTACAGGGGAGAGGGGGAGAGGAGGCTCTTCATGCTTCTCTTCCTCTTCCTCCTGCTCCTGCTCATCAGGAAGTTCCTCAAACTCTACTCCTGTAGAGGTTAGGCGAAGGCGCTCTACCTCCTTTACATACATTACAAAGTAGTTGATAAATGTTGCAACTAGAATGATAGATCCAAGGAGAGGCTGTCCATTCATAAACCGTGTAAAGCTTAGATAGAAGAGAGCTGTTCCAGTAATAGCGTCCATGGTGAAAAGGCTATTCATTTATCCTACTCGAGGTCAGGTGACCCGACCCTTCAAATTTGACGGTTGCTGCTGCTAACAGGTTCGTTACCAGAATGGCTACACAATGTATGGCGTGGCGCGTGAAAGATGATCATATGCCTCGTTTTATTGATGGTTGTAAATTTCATATTCCATATCGCTGTGATGGAAAGCCAATTCAAGGAGATAAAGTCTGTGGTATCTGCGCTAATAAGCGCGAGAAACCAAAGCCTACTAAGAATAAGAATCATCCGTCACAATGGTGGGGCACAATTGATGAGCCAATCAAGAATATTGGCGCTTTGAAGAGTGTTGCATATGGTAGCCCTTGGTTCGTAGAAAAGGTTAAAGCTGGATATACGATATCTCCAGAAGATATGGCTAGGGCAAAGAAGGCACTTCAAGATACTGCTATGGCCGCTGTTCCCTTACCTGAGGTAACAGCGCCAACAGAAAAGAAGAAGAGGGCGCCAAAGGCTAAGAAGGAACCAGAGGCAAAGGAAGAGCCAAAGAAGGTAAAGGTTAAGAAGGCCGAGGTAACCCAGCCAGTCGCCATCGTTCAAGAGGAGCCCATTGAGCCCGAGGAAGTGCATGTCGTTCAGGTCTTTAAGAAGGAACTGAATGGCAAGCAATATTATTATGATTCGGGTAAGAAGAAGGTCTATGAGACCTCTACGTTCAAGTATGTAGGTCGCTGGGACTCTGCTAAGGAGAGTATTATCACCTCTATTCCTGACTCGGATGCTGAGTAGCTTCTAGGATGAATCAGAAGCATTGTTGCTTCTAGGATGAATCAGAAGCTAAAGCTTTCCAAGAAACAGGGAACGCCTTCTCCATCTGCTCCGCAACAGCAGCTGCAAACTCGCGGATTTCTTTTTGTGCGTGGGGATCGAGGCGCAGGCCGCAGAGACGCGCATAGGCCGCCAGAGATGCCGTCTCAATAAACTCAGTATACATGGACTGTGGCAGGACAGCCCGCGCAATCTCAGGCGCAACACCCTCCTTCAGAAGAAAGTTGTAGAAGGACACCGCCCCATCGGTAAAATTCTGGATCTCCTTGACAACCACAGAATTCGTAGGGATCAGTTCATCCTTGGATCCCTGCTTCTTATTCGCGTCACGAGCCCTCAGCTCCGTGGGAACCCAGCACTCGGGCTCGTCATCTACATAGCGGCGGCTCACCTCATTGCGCGAAAAGCCGACAGTGTGGCGAAACCACTCGCGCGCCACAAAGATCGGCATCTTAAGACGAAAACGTGCCTGCGGGTGGAAAAAAGGACTGTTGTGGTTATGCTTAGCCAGATAAGAGATAAGCTTCTCATCTTTTGTCTCCATCACAGTCGCAATCTTATGGAAACTCACTCTAGCGGCGTTGACGACTGTGAGATCGTTTCCGAACACTTCTAGAAGTTCCACGGAGCCCCCGTTTCCTACTTGCATTCTTCTTAGATCTACGCCGTGTCCGTTTAGACCTGGATCGGCCGCCTGCCATTGCTACTGCAATCTTCTTCCTTTCAATAGTAAATTCGGCTGTATCCACACCTGTTAGTTTAAGCATTTCAACTGTTCTCATTCTGTTACCATCAGGATTTGCTGTAGTATTTTTAAGCTTCATATCAATAATTTGTTCCTGATTTCTAAATCCATAAGATAAAGCAACATCTACAAAGGCGAGCTGGGGCTTTCCATTAGAATGAGGACAATCTAAAACGACACATCCATCTCCCACTGGACCATGAGGGGAGTGTTCACATCCCGCATATGGCCCTGCCTTCATGACTGCTTCCGTGCGAGAAAATCCGATATTTGTTGGACAGTGACCAACTACGACTAACTTATATCCAGTCTTGGCAATTTCAGCACAGTGTGAATCAGAAATAGAATCGGCATAGGAGCGTGTCCAGAGAGGACCAGGCTGTTCTTCCGCTATCCATTTATCTTGAAACATAGTCATCACTTTATCAGCAATAAACTTATCATCCTTTCTATTTAAAAAATTAGCTGATACTTCTATTTGAAGATTCTCAAGAATCGTTGTATAATTTTTTATGGCTGGAGATTTTCCTGAATGTAATCCTCCATGCACACATGCTATTTTTCTCTCATTATCATTGCCTAAAACTGAAAGTAGATAAAAAGGGGATATCTCATAAAATGGAAGTAGGGCATTCCGCCGCCCATAATAGCCATCAAAAAAAATCTTTGCTTGATCTGTTACAAAACCAGTATATAGATTAGGAGGTTCTTGTTTATATATTATAACTGTCTCAAAATCGTGATTTCCTATTGTAAATCTTACATCAGACTCTGCATTTAGTGCCTTAATCTTTAAATTATAAAGGAATGCATGTAATAAGAATTCAAAGGAACCTTTTGGGTCATTTATATATGATTTTTCATATATTTTATCGGGTCTCTTTCCATCAACCAGATCTCCAACAATAACAAGAAGTGTTCCTGCCCCTCCTCTCCATTCAATCTGATCAAAAAGGGCTGGGTCATAAATATTCTCTCCCATGTAAATATCATTCAAACTTCCTAAGTCTACAAGTCCAGCTCCTTGGAGCATTTGTATGAACTTTCTTACATCTGAATGAATATCACTTGTTACATACACTGTGGGGTATTTCTTTGCATCCACAATAAAATTTCTATCAACAAGTTTTGATAATGGAGTCAGTTTTTTTCCATAAGTGTTTGCATTGCTTCATGGTCAAATTTAAAACTGCCTGTTAACTTTATCATTTCGCCCGATGTTATAAGGAATTCAGATCCCTTAACTGGATCCCAAATAGGTGCAATAGGTATTTGTAGTATAGGCGGAGGAGCAGCTACTGGTGCTGGTGGTACTGGCGCTGATATACCTGTATTTGGCCCAAGAAACTCATTTAAAAAAGAAGAATATTTTGGTGGCATCTATAATGCCCCTATTTTAAAAGTGACTGTGTCAGAGCCCACATTCCATCGCAGCTGCTGTTCGCGAGCCACCACGCCTTGCACGCCTCAGACATCTTTATCCACGTGGCCTCATCCGTCTCCTCGGAAAGGCGCTGCGCATCCTCTGGTGTCTCAGCCTTGAAATAGTGCACACCCTCAACGGGCGGATTCGCGTATCCACTAATGTCTACACCTGGACTCACGATCGGCACACACCCCATCGCCATACACTCAACCTCGCGATGGCACTTGAGGCCAAATCCTGGAAGGCAGAGGCCGAACTTCGCCTGGCCCAACTTCTCCAGATACTCGCGCTGTGTATAAGGATATTTGGCAAGGCCGTCGGGCATAGAGAACTCGGAACAGACAGCAGCCCATTCAAGAGGCCTGTGCTTTCTCTGCGTATCGTTCTCAGTTCGCCCATAGAAAACGAGGCGCTGCAACCGCTCTGACCATGTGGCCGTGGCCTTGGGAGCCAGCTCCTCCACCAAGGCAGGACGACGCGGCCAGAAACTCCACGCCTTTCCTCCATTCACAGGCGCAGGGTTTCCAAAGAGCGCCTTCACAAAGCGCCGTTCCTCAGGAGGAGCATTCTCAAGCCACTTATACGTCGGCCGATCGTATAAGAGCGTATTCCCTATTCCGTGGAGCCAGACATGGTGCGCATGCGAGTCCTCGATGATCCGCACATAGCCCTTTTCAGCCCACATGACTGCCATCTCTCTGAAGCTATCACCACTGTGGTGATAGAAGTCGCCAACAGGCTTCTTAGGGATGATCAGAAGAGGAAGCTTCGTATCCACCGCATCGGCTACAGGTGTCAGAATCTGCTCCACCAGAATATTGCGCACATTCTCCGTAACCTGACCCTTGGGCGCGAGAACCAAGAGGTGCACAAGCTCCGATGCACAGGCCAAGTGGAGACCCTCAGCATTCGGCATCATCTCATTCTGGATCTCAATGACTGTGGAGCCGACAGGAAGAATCCAGGACCACCCCATGTTCACGGATGCGGCGATGAGTCTGTAGGCGCCACTCAGCTTTGCCACTAAAGTCTCAATGGTGGTATTCTCAGGCCAGATTACATCCACATTGTAATTGCCCTCGATCTTACGGATAAACTCGCGATTGCAGTAGGTCTCATCAAAGAAGACAACAGTCCTCTTCTCCTTCTCTCTTTCCGATAGCCAGCGCGAGGAACCTCCGTCCCTCCTCACGATCAAATGCTTACGAAGAAAAGTGACCTGCTCTCTGCTTATCAGATTGTTATCTGTCGGCAGCATAATATATGCCTTCTCGCAATACACCTGAACACCCTCGTCACGCGGAATGACAGGCACCTCCTTCTGATTCCAACTAAAGATCTGGATCGCATCCATAAACGGCTTGCTCCGCGGCAGCCAGAACTCACCCTTTCCTCCAGCCTTCTCTCTGAGGATTAGGATATTGGAAATGTATCTGAGAATAAAGTTGAGAGGGTTTCTCATAAACGTGTCAGGAAGAGGAGCGATGAGACCAATCTCTACTGGTAGAGAGGGACGAAGCTTACTGACAGTGGACTTGTTCCACGCATCTGCCGCCGCCTTGGACTTTCCAACGTAGATGCTATCATACGTGTAAGCGAGGCCAGTATTTGTCTGGAAAACACCAGTATCTTCATAGATCTTTACAGGTTCTGTTGCAGTATACTTATTGTCTGATCCATATGTGAATGTTTGTTCAGAACCCTTAGATACCATTGTGCAGAAGGTGCGCAGATGGTTCTGAACAGGACCTCTAACGGGGCGGGAAAAAGGGATAACAGGAAGAGTATGAGTAGGGCTCAGTGAAAATAGGGGGGTCATGTCGTGAAGACCTGTCGGCTTGATGTAAAAATACATATTCTTGTCCACAATGTCTGTCTTGTCATATGTGCGAAGAGTAGACTCGTGAACGTGATGCGTCTTGATTGTGAGGGCTGGATTCGTTACAAGAAAGCCAGCGCGGAGCATCTCCATATTGATCGCATTGTCACAACCTGCCTTGCCAAACGGAAACTCCAGATCCTCATATTTCCACGTCTTCGCCTTCACACTGTCTGATAGGATAGCCCACGTATCCTGGCTATCAGGGCGAGGACCAAACAGCTGGTGCTCCTCATCGGGAACCCCAGTAACCGCCTCATAGCGGAGAAGAGAGAGAAAGCGGCCCTCTAGCTTCGTCGACCAGAGGGCAGACCATGTCTTATCCAGATAAATATCTGAATTTGCAAATACACAGATCGTATTGGAAGGCGCCTTCTCTGCGATCCACTTGATGACCATCGCATACGTGAGGCGCTTCTTGACTACTTCCTGGAGAACCTTCTCTGGATTCATGGGGGGAATATGGGCGCTCATATCCTCTTCGGTTAACAGCACGGTCTTATCCACGTAGGGGCAGAGGAGATTCTTTACAAGGCATGTGGTAATTTCTGCCATGCGGTCGGCCTTCTTGGCCTTGAAAAACTGGGTGATCATCCAGAGCTGGGGAGGAGGAGTGAGGGGCTCTACCTTGATGGCACGTCCATTGTTTGAGGTAAGGCCAAGAGCTCTGTATTTGCGGAGAAGAAGAGAGGCAAGGAGGGCTGCGTCTTCTGCGGTGCCGTCCCACTTGCCTCCCGTGCTTGTGCTAGGGCTAGAGCCAGCATCGTTTGTGCTAGGGCTAGAGCCAGCATCGTTTGTGCTAGGGCTAGAGCCAGCACAAACAAAAGGATACAGCTCATGCACCTCCTCCAAGCAAATCATATTCCCAATGCCGAGTTCCTTGAGCTCCTCCTCTCCTATGACATCAAGAACCTCCTTGCTTGTTAAGATCATGGAATAAGGCTGCCACTGACCTGTCCGAAACCATGCAACATTTTCCGTGACCTCGGCAGGATCGCAGAGAACCAACACATCCGTCTTCTTCGTCAGATTCTTAAGGCCAATTGACCCAACATCCCATCGCTCCCATGCTGCTTCTTCTGCCTTCTCAGCAGGAACCCATGCGATTGTCTTCCGATCACGGCTGATACAGGTTT